AAACAAACGGTAAGCAAGGAAAACCCTTGACACGTCAAGCAAGAAGAGATGGTCAAGAAGGAGGTTTCATAGTTGGCCTTCAAGATGGTGGTGAAGTCAAACCTGTACGTATGGCCATAGGCGGTGATCCGTTGCAAAATATTAATCAACAACAGTTCGCACCTGACCCTGCAATAGATCAGGACTTCTTTCAAGAAGCAGTAGACTCTGGTAACTTACAAGCAGGACTGATGAGTTTGTTTAAAGTTTTTGGAAAACCAAAATCAGTTGCAACACCATCGAATGTAAAAAAAGTAGAACAAGCTAGAGATCCTCTACCACAAGCAATGCCAGGAGAGCAACAAGTAGCACCTCTTCAAGCGGGTAAACAAGATTTTTATTTTAAGTCTTTTTTCTTAGATCAACTCAATGACCCTAATGCACCTAAGGCAGACTATCCTCAAGGCTGGATGAATTTCTTAGTAAAGGGTAAAAAGGTTCCTAATGCTGAAATGCTTGACACAGGTATCACACAATACTTAGAAGACACCGCACAGTTTTTTCCTAATAAAAAAATTACAAGAGAGGATTTGGAAGCTATTTATGATTCGTCACCTCTAGGTAACTTGGAAGTACGTGTTAAGAACGATGCTGGTCGTGTAAACACAGTCGATGATATACCTGCAGGAGAAGACCCAGTAAACTTTAATAGGTTTGAGAACGATCAAGGAAAAGCTCAACACAAAAATGCAGGAGGTTTAAATATTGATCAACAAGCTGAAGAATATTTTGAAGTTGTTATCAATGCACCTAATCTTCCAGGACAAGAAAAAGCATTTATTAGATCTTCACACTTTGAAGAACCTAACACCATAGGTTTTACTCGTGTGGGAACTTATAAAAACGCAGATAACGAAAAGGTTGCTGTAATACAAGAAATGCAAACAGATATGTTGACTGAGGTGCGTAAGGAACAGGAGCGCTTATTTGCTTTCGTAAACAATCTAAAAAGAAAAAGAGAAAGATTGGTACAGGAAGTTGAGTCTAGCCCAGATGATCTATATTATAAAAATAGATTAAGAGAGTTTGATAACGCTTATCCTCCAGGAGTTCTGGATGGCTTAGCATCAGATAATCTTATAAAGCCTTTTCCAAATATAGTTGCTAAAGAACTAATACCAGAAAAAACTAAATCACTTGATGATATTCAAAAACAGATTAACTCACTTGCAATGGCAAATGTAGAACAATACACAGACCCTGCATATAAAACAAAAGTTTTTGATTTAGCACAGGATCAACAAACAATTGTTGATCAATTAATGGCTATGAACAGATCAACTAATTATGATGAAAAAATGAGAAACATAAAAGTGCCATCGTCTGGTGATACTGATGAACTTAGAAGAATTGCAGATACAGATAATGAATTACCTAACTACAATATGAAAGACCTTGAAACCTTTCCGCCGATACCTTTCAACAAACAAGCTGACTATGTAGATTTATTAGTTAAAGCAACTGTAAAGGCAGCTAAGGAAAAAGGTATTAACAAGGTAGCAATCATGCCCGCAGATATTGGTGCAAATCCACGTTGGAACAAAAGCGGAGATAATGCAAAAAAGAAATTTCAAAACCTTTATGACAAAGTGGGAGTTCAACAACTTAAAAATATTGCAAAGAAGTATGATGGTGTTTTTGGAGAGGAAGCAATTATAGACTCAAGTCAAGCCGCGAAAGGGTTAAAAGTATATTCCAAAGGAGTTGACGGAAAACTCAATTTAAATAATACAATTAGACCTGCCAATCGCGAGTCAGGAGCTGGTTTAGATAAATATATAGATTCAGAAATTAGAGATGTAGCTATGGACTATGAGCCTAATCAAGTTGTGCTAAGCAGAGAAGTGGCACCTGGGCAAACAATGGAATACTTTGTAAATTATAACAATTCCAAAAATGATTTTGATTTAATTCCTCTTGGACCAGAAGATAATGCCGATAATGCTTTAGTTACACTTCAAGAGTTTAATCCTCAAGAAGTGAAAATGTACACAATTACCTTTGATCCTAGCAAATTAGAAGAACCCATGTATATGTTTAAGAAAAAAGATGGTGGTACTATTGCAAAAGATAGTTTAGTTTCTATAACAGATATATACGGCGAATATGGTAGATAAATTTAATAGCACATCTCGTAATCCAAGCGATGTCACTGATGCAAAATCCTTAGGTGCAGGTGGTGATGATAAAATTGATATTGAAGAAATTGGTACTCAAGTACAAGTAGACTTACCTCCCGATCAAGTTGAGGACAGTGTACAAATAATTGAGGACGGATCAGCAATAATCAATGAAGAAGAATCAACAGTTGCATCTGGTTTCAATTCTAACCTAGCAGAAATATTAGATGATTCTTATCTGCAAGCCTTAGCAAATGATTTAGTAGAGAAAGTAGACAATGATAAATCTACACGTGAAGACTGGGAACAGTCTTACACAAAAGGTTTAGATCTTCTTGGCTTTAAGTATGAAGAAAAAACAAGACCTTTTAGAGGTGCCGCATCTGTAAATCATCCTATGCTTGCACAAGCGGTAACACAGTTCCAAGCGATGGCTTATGTAGAATTACTTCCAAGCGATGGCCCTGTACGTACACAAGTGGTAGGAGCTAATTCACCTGAACTTCAACAATCAGCTGAACGTGTAAAAGATTACATGAACTATGAGATTACTCATGTCATGGAAGATTACAATCCTGAGATGGATCAATTGTTATTTCAATTACCTTTATCAGGTAGTGCGTTCAAAAAGATTTATTTTGATGAAGTTCAAGGAAGAGCAACATCCAAATTTATTCCTGCCGAAGATGTAATAGTTCCTTATGGTTGTTCTGACTTAGATACTTGTGAAAGAATTACACAAGTGTTGAAGATGTCAATGAATGACCTTCGCAAAAAACAAATTTCTGGTTTCTATAAAGATATTTCTTTGATGTACAACGATGCTTCAGGAGAATCAGGTCTTCAAGAAAAGATGAATCAAATTGATGGTGAAAGTCCTGGTACTTACGCCATGGACGATATGGCAGAACTTTATGAACTGCACGTAGATTTAGATTTAGAAGGTTTTGAAGATATTAATCCAAAAGATAATGAACCTAGCGGTATAAAACTACCCTACGTTGTTACTGTAGATAAAAGCTCTAATACTGTTTTATCCGTTTATAGGAATTATGACGAAGGAGATACCTTAAAGAAAAAGAATGAATATTTTGTACATTACAAATTCTTACCAGGGCTAGGATTTTATGGCTTTGGATTAATTCACATGATTGGTGGTTTGACTAGAACCGCAACATCCGCTTTAAGACAATTATTAGATGCAGGAACACTTTCTAACTTACCCGCTGGTTTTAAATCTAGAGGACTAAGAATACGTGACGATGATCAACCCTTACAACCAGGTGAGTTTAGAGACGTAGATGCACCAAACGGAGTTATTCGAGAAGCTTTAATGCCTCTTCCATACAAAGGACCTGATCAAGTCTTAATGCAACTTTTAGGTTTNTGTGTTGATGCAGGAAAACAATTTGCTGCAGTAGCTGACATGCAAATGTCAGAGATAGGTAGTTCTCAAACTCCTGTTGGAACAACAATGGCATTAATGGAACGTGGCACAAAAGTAATGTCTGCTGTTCATAAAAGATTGCACTACGCTCAAAAGAAAGAATTTAAATTACTAGCTAAGATATTTAAATTAGTCTTACCTCCTGTTTACCCTTACAACGTAACGGGCGGTCCTAGACAAATTAAGATGAAGGACTTTGACGATAGCATAGACATCTTACCTGTTTCAGATCCAAACATCTTTTCTATGTCACAGAGAGTGACTCTTGCTCAAAACCAATTACAACTTGCTCAAGCAGCACCTCAAATGCATAATTTATATGAAGCCTATAGAAGAATGTATATTGCGCTAGGTGTTAAAGATGTTGAACAAATTTTACCTTTACCTAAAAGTCCTCAGCCTCAAGATCCAGCCATGGAACATAGTGTGGTCTTACGCGGTGCACCTATACAAGCTTTTCCACAACAAAACCATGAACTACATATTCAAGCACACAGAGCTTTCATGTCCTCTGCTTTAGTTAAAGCAAATCCAATGGCTCTTATGAATTTAGTATCACATATCATGCAACACACATCATTACTCGCTACACAAGTAGTTGATCAAGCAATGACAGAAGAAGCAGAAAAATTACGTCAAGAATTTGGTGAACAAATACCACCTGAAGCATTACAGTCCTTACAAACACAGAGAGCAATAAAAATAGATGAGGAGATAGTAAAAATTACTGAACAAATGGTAGCTGAAGAAACTGAATCTATGCAAGATCAGAACATGGATCCTCTTGTTTTACTAAAACAACAAGAATTAGCACTTAGACAGTCTGAAATGGAGATGAATGCACAAATTAAAGGTGAGAATCAAGCGTTAAAAGAGAATCAATTTGATTATAAACAAGTTTTAGACTCACAAAAGCTACAAAAAGACTACGATTTAGCAGGTTTACGTGCAGATGTAGCTTTACAAAAAGCAAATACACCAAAAGGAGGTGGAAATGTTTAATTTATTAGTAGGTCCCCTATCAAGTTTGGTGGGAAACGCAGTAAAAGGCTTTGTTGAGACTAAAAAAGCCAAAGCAGATTTAGCTCTAACGGAAATAAAAGCACAAAAGAGCCTTAAAGAGGCTCAAATTGCGGGAACGATTGGTTGGGAGGCCAGTGCGGTCGATCAAATGAAGGGTTCTTGGAAAGACGAGCTAATTTTAATATGCCTGTTGGTTCCAGCGGTGGCAGTATTCATCCCCGGATGGACTCCACACATAAAAGCAGGTTTTGAGGCACTACACTCACTTCCTGATTATTATAAGCATTTATTATACATAGCTTGTTCAGCAAGTTTTGGTATAAAGGGAGCAAAAGGGGCTATGGGCCTCATTACTAAGAAAGGTAAATAATGACAATACTAGAAAACGAACTACCTGATAATCTTTTAGGTAGCACATCAACTATAAAATTCACTTTAGATGATAGTGGATATCAAAAAATTGAAAAAGACTTCACTACAGGTGGATGGGATGTGGATGTTACAGGAACAATCACTGATCCAGACGGAACAACTTGGCAAATGGAAGTAAAAACTTCTGCGGGTTCTGATCACAACAAATCAGGTGTAGCGACAGGACAATCAGAAAAGTTCACACTAAAAACTAACTTTGATAAAACAACCGTAACTTTAAAACTTTGGGCTGAAAACGGTACTGCCTCTGCAGGAGCTGTTGGGCACATAAGTTTAAAATATTAATGAAAAAACAAGCAAAGAAAAAAGTAAAAAATGTTATTACAGCTTTAAAAAAGGCTTCTAGATCACATGCGGGTCAAGCTAAAACTTTGCAAAAAATCGTTAAGAAAAAATAATGTGCGAAGGGTGTGATACTCTTTGTTTAAGATGTCAGTCGCAAATGGACAAATGTGAAAAGTGTGATTGTTTTTGTCATTGTGGTCAATCTTGTATAGACTGCGGATGTGTAGGATGTAAACATGAAAACTCAAAAGAAACTTACCAAAACAATACCTCCGAAGCGAGGACCGAACCCACAAGGCTTGCAAATAAATTATAAAAAGATACAAATAGTTAAGACAAACAAATAAGGAACTTAACTATGAAACACGCCTACTTTAAGATACCTGGGTGGTTCAATTACTCCGAGACATATGACATCATTGTAGATGCGATACCAGAAGAGGGTATTATTGTAGAAATTGGATCTTTTCTTGGTAGATCAACGCATTACTTAGGGACATCATTAATGAACGCAGGTAAAGAAGATGTAAAAATCTATTGTGTAGATACTTTCGAAGGTTCTTCCGAACATGCAAATATAAAATTACCCAAAGACTTTTCTTCTATATTCAGAGAGAATTTAAAATTCTTTATTGGAAGAGATATGGTCAGATTATGTCAAGGCAGATCTGATGACATCGCTATTTTAGAAAGGTTTGAAGAAGCAACAGTCGATTATGTTTTAGTTGATGGTGCACATGAATATGATGCCGTCAAAGAAGATATAATTAATTGGTGGCCCAAACTTAAACCCAATGGCGTAATGTTTGGTGATGACTACTCTCTTACTTCTGTTTCACAAGCAGTAGAAGACGGCTTTGGCGCAATACAAGTTGGATCTTATGGAGCTAATAAAGGTTTTGAACAAACTTGGTATTCTGCCAAGAATGGAGAGAACAAACAATTTGAAAAACTCATACCTGGTGTCAATACATACAAATGAGTCTCTTTGTAATACACAATTATCAAAAAGAACTCAAAGCTGTAAAAGATCAGTTGTTTGATCATTTGACACAAGGGGTTGAAAACTTTGAAGAATATAAGTATATTCAAGGAAAGATACATATGATTAACATATGCCAACAGGAGCTTTCTCGCCTGCTGGAACAAGAGGAGAAAATAGATGACTAAAACTTTATACGTGCCAGATCACGTATTAGAAAAATACAAAAATCCTAATAAGGGAGTAGACCCTGATAGGAAAGAATTACAAAAATTACCACAACCTGTTGGATGGCGAATCTTGGTCTTACCTTTTAAGGCTCAAGAAAAAACCAAAGGTGGTGTTATACTTACAGATAAGACAGTAGAGGATTCTCAACTGACAGCATCGGTCGCTTTAGTTTTGGCAACAGGACCTGATGCATATAATGATAAAGAAAAGTTTCCCAATGGGCCTTGGTGTGAACAAGGAGATTGGGTTGTGTTTGGCAGATACGCAGGATCAAGACTTAGAATAGAAGGTGGAGAAGTTAGGTTACTCAATGATGACGAGATACTCGGAACAGTTGAATCACCTGAAGATGTATTAACAATTATTTAACATGGGAGGTAAACCATGCAAACAGAAATAACTTCCGGCCAAAAAGAAAAGATGGTCGATCTTGATACCTCAGGAGAGGGTGCCGAAATAGAACTTGAAGATAAGTCACACGGCACAGTCAGTCCTGAAAAGTATGAAGAAGTAAAAACAGAAGATAAAGATCCTTTGACACCTGTTGTTGAAGAACAAGCAGAAGAGATGGATCAATATTCAGATAAAGTAAAGAAGCGAATTGATAAATTAACGTATAAGATTCGTGAAGCAGAAAGAGAAAAAGAAGCTGCTTTTACTTTTGCACAAAATGTTCAAAAAGAGTTGTCTGAAGCGAAGAAAAAAACTTATGATATTGACAAAGGTTACATGTCAGAAAGTGAAGTTCGTAATAAAATGGCAGCAGACCTTGCTAAACAAAATTTAATTACAGCAAGAGAAGCAGGTGATTATTCAAGAGAAGAAGAGGCTAGACAAGCTTTAACAAAACTAGACCTTGAAGCCGAAAGGATTAGAGTCACCAAATCTAAAAAAGAACAAGAGTATGAAGAGTTTGAAAAACAATTGGAACAGCAACAAGCTGCTCCTCAGCAAAACGAAGTAAGACAACAGCCTTCAAATAAGGCAATAGCTTGGGCTGAAAAAAATACTTGGTTTAGATCTAATACGGATATGACAGATCATGCTCAAAGAATTCATCGAGGATTAGTGGCAGAAGGATTTGACACGGAATCAGATGAATACTATGATGAATTAACCAATAGGGTTAAAACAAAGTTTCCAGAGTCTTTCCAAGACTCGGATCAGACTATCAGAAGCAACAAACTCGCCCAACCAGTTGCCTCTGCATCAAGGTCTGCAACCAGTGGGCGCAAATCTGTTAGGTTGACTCCTAGTCAGGTAAAAATAGCAAATAAGCTCGGAGTTCCTCTGAGTGAATATGCTAAGTACGTTTAGGAGGTACAACATGACAGATATAAAAACACCAAGAAGTGCACAAACAAGGGTAACCGAGGAAAAAAGAAAACCTTGGAAGCCACCGTCTCAATTAGACGCACCACCATGTCCTGATGGATATAAGCAAAGATGGCTCCGTCATCGTGTAAATGGGGCAGATG